GGTTTAGTTGTAGACTGCAACGACTTGAATAAATCGCTGTTAGCTAGTGCGTTACCTTCAAAAAGGGTAAGGTCAGACATGTTTAGTTCTCCTATAAGTCTTCATCTTCGTTTACATCAAAAGCAATTACCGATGGTTCGTCGGGCATTGCCAGCTCTTCGGCTACAACCGTAACTTCTACGGGCGTAGGTTCTACCGGCGTTCGCAGTGCAGAAACAACATCTGCTATACTAAACCGGTATGTATTCCCCACTTTAATAAATGTACTCGGTGGGATTTTACCCCTACGTACCCACCCCCGAATTGTTGAGGGCGATACGGAGAGATGTTTAGCGATATCTTCGATAGGCACGTATGGGTCGCTCATAACTATTTTCTCCTAACTGATACAGTGTATTCAGATTCTACGTTTAACCCCGGCGGTAGAACCTCGGGGTACTCTTCTAAGAACTGCTTAACAGCAGTCTGGTTTAGTCGCTTCTCCAAGAACTCAGGGGCTGCATGTTCAAGAATAAAGTTGTGCATAGACTCCCAGTCACTGGTCCAGTAGCGGCGCTTTAAACTGCGGTAAAACATCCCTTCAGAAGTTCTAACGCTATCCACACCATGAGCTTTGCAGTGAGCAAGTAGGCTAGCTTTTACTTTATCTTGCTGCTCCCTAAGAGCTTCGTCTTCTTCCTTAAACTTTGCAGTTAAATCCGCACGTTTGTCGCGTATTTTTATGTACACTTTAGTTAACGTGCTTAGGTCTTGTTCGTCGTCCATTAGTAAAACCTCCTGTTTTAGTACAAGAAGTGGATTATAATGGGCTATTCTTATCTAGTCAAGCAATTCTTTGTATAAGTCTATCATTTTTGTGTGTACGTCTATTCTGTTGTCAAGAAGCCTGTAAACGTGTTGCTCTACAGGTGACCCTTGTAGTTGGACTACCGTACACTTGTTCTTCTGCCCCGACCTGTGGATTCGGGCGTTGGCTTGAGCGTAAGTCTCCAGTGAGCTAGTAGGTGCCCACCAAACCACCGTGTTTGCAGCGGTTAATGTAACCCCATGAGAGGCAGCGGCGGGCTGGATAACCAACACTTTAGGGCTATCTTGTTCTTGGAACGCTTTAAATATCGCTGTTCGTTTGTGTACCGGTACGTCACCTTGGATTACCTCGTTAGAAACCCCGTCTGCCGTCAGCTTCTCCGATAGGATACCTATGGTGTGTTTAAACGGTACGAACAATAACACCTTAGAACTGGTTTCTTGTATAGCCTCCATAAGCACTTTGTATCGGTGCTTAATATCAAACTCTAGTGCCTCTCCGTTGTCGGTGTAGACTGCACCAGCAGATATTTGTAGGAGTTTGTTCATGTTTACAGCAGCGTTTACTGCGGTAACTTCTTCCCCAGCAGCTTGCATAACCATACGTGTCTTAAGTTCTTTGTAGTACTTCTTTTGCTGCGGAGTAAGCTCTACGTTACGCTTAGTGTAGACCATCTCTGGCAGGTCTAGGCACTCGTCTTTTGTAAACCGTATAGCAGGTTGTAGTACACGGTACACCGTGTCGGTTGCGTTATCCCTAACCTCCCACTTAAACCTACTAATTTTGTACATAACTTGGTCTCGGAAAGAGCCAAAGAACTTAGGGACGGCGGTAGGATTTATTAGTTTGGCTATACCGTACGCATCCAAAGGGCTTTGGGCAGCAGGAGTACCCGTCATCATCCACAGCCATGTGTCGTCTTTAAGTAATTTACGGAGAGATTTCCAACGCCGTGTCTGTACGTTCTTATAGTGCGTAGCTTCATCTACAATTATAAGGTCAAAATTACCCGCTGCGATATCATCCGCTACAATTTCAACCCCGTCGTAGTTTATTACTACGTAGTCAGCGTTGTTATCTAGTATCTTACGTCGTTTGGCGGGAGCCCCATACGCGATGTCAACGCTACGGTGCATGGCAAAACTAAATAAGTCTGCACGCCATGCAGAGTCCATGATAGATAGCGGGCATATAACCAATACGCGGTTAATAACCCCCTGCTTAAGTAAGAAATCAGACGCCCATATGGCGCTAGCTGTTTTCCCTGTGCCTTGCTCGTTAAAGCAAAAGGCACGCCTATTCATAGTAAGGAACGCAGAGGTAGTTCGCTGGTGGCCAAAAGGTTTATATTTTCCGGGCCAATCATACTTACCCGTTATAGGGGCAGGGATATCTATATCCATACTTTTTAGTTTGAGGGCTTCGTCAACGCCCCACTTAACTAATACTGTGTTACCGCCAACGTCTTTGCTGTTAGGTAATACTGTAGTTACTTTCTGCGGGTTACGCAGCTTCAGTAACACCGCCTTGTTATCGACGATCTCCATGTTAGTTCTCCTGTTGTACGCCTCACTACTACGTAGTTTTGCGAGGCTTCTTCCCATTGCGACTTCTGTTTTTGCTAGCGCTCTCTATCCGGTAACCGTCTTTGTTGGTGCCCCCCTTGGATAGCATCTTGTTATGGCTGATATCTTTGCCCTCACGCTTGTCTGCTTTGCCGTTTTTATTCTTATCCACGCCGGTCTTATCTACTTTCCTACGTGCCCGCTGCCGCTCCATGCGGTCAGCATGTTCGCCACGCGCAACTTGTTTTTTATATTCGGCTTTGTATGGGCGTTTCTTACCCGCGCCGGTTTTCTTATAGGTCATCAACTTCTCCCGTTGTGTGCACATTCAAGAACCGCGCAATGCCTACGGCACAGCCCACTGGGGCGAGGGTTCCATACATTTGTCTCTAACGCTTTTTTCATTCTAGCATAATCCGCTAGCCATTTGTTCCATAATATGGGGGCAATCGACACTTCGTAGCGATCTTTTATTAGCGCCTTAGCCACTACGAAGAACAATCCCCCCTTAACAACTTTTATTTCAGGGAAGTGCTTGAACGTAGCCAGCGCCATCAACTCTAACTGCCCTTTATCCGCGTACCGTGCAGACTTACCAGTCTTGTAGTCTACCACCCATGCAGTATCCCCATCTAGAATAATAAGGTCTGCGATACCACGAAACCAAACGTCGTCGTCAAAAAATCCGCAGGGGTCTAGGTTCTCGGTAAGCCCTAACTTGTACTCACATAACTTCTTACCGGGCCTGTCTCGAAGGTTTATTAGCGCCTTCTCTGCGAACCGAAACTTTTCTGGTATAGGGGTATCATCTTTAATAAAATTCTCCGCGGCTTCGTGGAACAACGTCCCATACAGCATCGCCTCAGTCTCTTTCTCTACATACTCCTTAGCAATCTTCATGTGGTAGAACTGCTTAGGGCACTGCTCAAAGGCTTTGATTTTACTGAAAGACCACGGGGTAATACTCATGTCATTCACACTCTCCATAAGATTTTCCAACCCCAGACTCACAGCTAATTGGTAGGCCCACTGCCCAGTCGGGGGTTATAGACATACAATGTTCAACGTAAGCCTGCGCTTCTTCAACATCTTCGTCTGGTACACAGCACATAATAGAGTCGTGTACAGTTAAAACAACACGGTACTTCTTAGCGATATCCAACATCTGGTCACCGATTATGCACCGTGCGATAGCTTGACACACATTCTCGACTACCTTCCCACCATAGATTCGGGTTCGGCCTCGTCTAGTTTGGTATGTGTATTCAAACCCTTTATCAGTTTGCTCAGCCTGTAAGTCGTTATATCTTAAGAGCAAGCCAGAAGGTAATATCAGCGCGCTTTCTTCAGAAGAAACTTTTACGAAGTTATCCACCCCAAAGTAAACAGCGTCCCCGCGAGATAAGTTAGTTATAGTATTCTGCGCATCACGCCATAGCGTGTGTATTTTGTCGTTCGCTGTCCTGTATACATTTATTACGCGCCTAGCTTCCTCCAACTCCATATCAACCCCAACGGTCTTGAGCTGCTCTTTAAAACGTACTGCCCCCATGCCGTATCCGGCACCCAGTATGGTAGTTTTTCCTACGGCGCGGTGAGCCTTAGTAACTTCTTCCTCTGCGACACCATAAATTCGAGAGGCCATCTTTTTATAAACGTCTTCTTTGTTCGTGAACGCGGTAACAAGGTCTTCCTGACCTGCTAGCCACGCCAGAACTCTAGCCTCGATCTGCGCTGAGTCAGCCTCAACTAAAGAGTACCCTTCAGGTGCAATGATACTGCGCTTTAACACCTTACCGTTAGGGCCACGGGACGGCAGGTTTTGTAGGTTAATCTTATCATCCCCACCCCACCTACCTGTGTGCGCCGCGTAGTATCTGACCGGAACCGGCAGCAGCCCTCGTTTAGAGATATCGATAAACCGTTGGGTCCGGGTCTCTTCTAGCGTACTCTTTATCCCTAGCCGTGCAGTTACCGCTGCCTGTACCCGTACATCTTCGTGGTCTAGTAACGCTTTAAAATCTTCGTCTGATTTGGCGAAAGCAAAAGCCTCTTTCCCTGTACGTAGACTAATTTTAGTAGGCGGCACCACCCCCAACGACTTCAATACTTCAGCAAACTTAGGGTTGCTCATAAGGTCTTCTTTAGTTACCCCAGAAGATGTTAGTAGGTCTTCTTTAGCCGACTTTGCGTTTTCTAAATGTTGTTCAAGCAGCCCCAAATCCAAGTCAAGTATGGGGTCAATGAACATACGTAAGGTTAAGTCTATTAGCTTTAACTCCTTACGCGGATACCCTACCCCCAGTACTCGAAACAACTCGTAGGTTAGGTTAACATCGTTGATGCAGTAGTCTCCGTATCGAGCTAATTCGGTGGGGGAGAAGTCTTCTCTACGTTTACCAAGGGCTTGGATAACTTCTGTTCCTTTAGCTCCGAGATCATATCTTTCGACAAGTGCTTTGAGACTTCCACTAACTTCCACCCCGTGTACAGCACGGGCGATACACAGAGTATCGGTATAAGCCCGAGGAAAAATATTATAGCGCCAAGCAGCAATGGCACCATCAAACATAGTATTGTGAGCGAGTAACATAGCCTCGTCCCAGTTGAATGTTTGTAAATAGGTCTTAATTTCTTCATGTGTCCCACTAGCCCACTCCGTTGGTCCGTTGTTAACTTTCACACTGACCCCGATTACTTGAAACCTAGGGTCACGTATGTACTCTTCTGTTGTCATCTTGGATAATGAGAAATCTTTAGCGTAGTACGTCTCAAAATCTATTGTTATGAGGTCCACAGCTATGCCTCCTTACTTGTTAACTCGCCACCACAAGCCAAGTAACCGCACCCATCAACCCAGTTGTCTAAATTACCTGCGTTGCTCTTGATACGAGCGAGTTTAAGTAAAGACATCATCACCGCTACATCGACGGCGGTAACTGTATGCCCTATATGAGTCGTCCAGTACTCAGCTACACAAGTAAAATTAGCTTCCATGTCCCCATGAGTATTGGCTCGATCTTTAGTTATGTAGCCTTCTGCGGTTCTAAGCACCTTTGCACGCGCTGAAACGACTTCTAGTGGGGGATCAAAGGGAAGCTCTAGCTGTTCGGGAGTATTCTTCATGTTACTTATCCCCCGCGCTATCTGAGTTCTTGTCCGTGTGGGTGCTGTCAGGCAACCGGCGCGCTCGTTTTGTAGATGATTTGTCGAGGGCATTTAACAAGTTATGCCGCTCTTCTACGGCATTGGAGCAAGCTAGCTTTGCCACAAAAAGGCTATATAGCCAGTTTATTAGTACCATTTGTATCTCCTGTATTTTGTTTGTATTGACTAATTATTCTACTGTAGACCGCGTAGACGTTCTCCGGCCCTGTATAGCTGCTGTCTGTTTTGACCACAGCCAACTGTCGAAGCGACCTGTTACGCGCCGCACAAGGTGTACAAAGTCTGATGTCCAAAACCATGTCATTTATCCGTGTCCTTATTATCGTAATCAATAACTTGTTCAGCGGTCATGCCATTACAGCAGTCTGCGATACC